AAGCTTCGCCATCTGTCATTCGCACACCTCCTTTCTAATATGTGATTAACATCACATGGCAATATTAACATCACTATTGTTAATTGTCAAGCACATATTTGTTGATTAATAAATGCATTCGTGATATTATGGCAACATCAAGAGATGAAGGGAGTGATGAAATGCTAGAGTTATACCAAAACATAAAAAGATTACGGCTAGAACATAACTGGTCGCAAGATGAACTTGCCGCCAAAACCGGGTATACTGATCGATCTTCGATCGCCAAAATCGAAAGCGGCAAGTTTGATCTGCCTCAGTCAAAGATACTTCTTTTTGCAGAGGTCCTTGGAGTTGACGCTGGCTACTTGATGGGTTCTGATGGTACCGCTCATTCCGCCAGACGCATTCCTGTCCTTGGACGTGTAGCTGCAGGAATACCGTTGAATGCCGTGGAAGAAATAATTGATTATGAAGAGATTCCTGAAGCCATGGCCAAAGATGGCGAGTATTTCGGTCTTCAAATTCGTGGGAATTCTATGGAACCGAAATTTTCAGATGGTGATGTTGTGATTGCCAGGAAACAGGATGATGCTGACGATGGCGATATCGTCATCGCCCTGGTCAATGGAAATGATGCCGTTTGTAAACGCCTTAAGAAATACAAGGATCACTCTCTTGCATTGATGTCGACAAACCCATCTTATGAACCTTTGTACTTCTCTGGTGCAGAGGTTGATGAGATTCCCGTCAGAATAATTGGAAAAGTAAAAGAACTTAGAGCCAAGTTTTAATTATAGGAGGTGCAAAATGAAACATAAAATGTTATTTGTTACGTCTGCTTTGTGTTTGCTTCTCTCTGTCCCAGCTCTTGGATCCGAATCCGATCTTGAAGCGCGAGTCGCAGCGCTTGAAGCAAGAGTCGCAGAATTAGAAGCAATCCTTTCAGGCTCATCTGCTGGTACTGTGGAAGATGGATCGCCTTCTCTTGCTCCCGCAACTGAACCGATTACGCTTGGAACTGGAACCTGGATTGTTGGCGAAGACATCCCAGCAGGAAAGTACAACATCGTTTGTGAAGATGGTTACGGCAGTGTAAAGCTTTATAACGATTATGAGACCCGAAAAGCAAAGGATTATGATTACTTTGAGTCATATCTACTCATGAGCGAAAGTTATCTTGAGATAACACGATCACAGCTTGGAGATGATTTTGCATCATCCTTGATGGGCATGTATACATTTGAAGTCAACAATGTTCGTCTTGAGGACGGAAACTGCATCTACAATGATTCTGTAACCGTAGACTTTATCCCTAAACAATAATAAGAAAACCGCCCACCCTGCGCCAACAGGATGAGCGGCAAGCATAGCTCCGAAAAGCTATACCCTAGCATTTCGAGTATATCACCTTTCGGAGCGCAGAACAATAAGTCCGCGCTATTTTTGCGCCCTTTTTTAAGGAGGTATACTATGGCATCAGCGAAGAAGCTTCCTTCTGGATCCTGGCGATGCCGTGTCTTCGCCGGGTATGAAACTGTAAACGGCAGGAAGGTAAGCAGATATGAGTCTTTTACGGCAGACACGAAGAAAAAGGCTGAGTATCTTGCTGCTCAGTTCTCTATTGATCGCAAACAGGAAAAATCTGTTAAGCTTTCATTCGGAGAAGCAGCTAAAAAGTACATTGACAGTCGAGAAGCAGTCTTGTCTCCTTCCACTATTGCAGCATACCGTTCTATCCTGCGGAATCATCTGGATGAGATCAAAAGCATCTCTGTTGACCGTCTTACAGACCGGGATCTGCAGAATGCAATCAATGTTGCTGCCAGAAATGATCTCTCACCGAAAACACTCCGAAATATTTCCGGCCTGATCACTGCAGTCCTGAAAGCATACCGTCCAGAATACTCTCCTTATATGGAACTCCCAAAGAAAAAAAGACCTGATCTCTATATACCGACCGAAAAGGATATAAAAGCAATCATGGATGAGATTTCTGGAACCAAGATGGAGCTGCCTGTCATGCTTGCTGCCTTCGGTCCGATGCGAAGAGGCGAGATCTGTGCTCTTAGATCTGAGAATATATCTGGTAATGTAGTCCATGTCTGCGAAGCCATGGTAGAGACCAAGATCAGGGATGATCCGTTGAGAGTCAAGACTCCAAAATCATATGCCGGTGACCGTTTCATTGTCTTTCCGGATTTTGTGGCTGATAAGTTTGTTGGCATAAATGGCCGCGTGACGGATCTGACGCCTGCTGCCATCTCTCACAGATTTGCAAGGATCCTTGAAAAGCTTAGTCTTCCACATTTTCGTTTCCACGACCTCCGGCATTACAGTGCCAGCATGCAGCATGCCCTGGGAATTCCTGATCAGTACATCATGCAGCGCGGAGGCTGGGCAACGGATTCTACTCTTAAATCTGTGTACCGGCATTCCATGAGCGAGATTCAGCAGGAAATGAACGAAAAGGCAAATGATTATTTCTCCCGGTTTAAAATATGACACGAAATATGACACGGAAGTCTGAGAATCCAGTATTTACAATGCTTTTAGCATTTACATGATGGGTTCAAGTCCCATTTCCAGCTGAATGATGAAACCGCGTAAGTAAATGATTCCTTTATTTACGCGGTTTTTTTGACCTTGTTATTTTACAATCATCCTCGTTATTTTACGATATTTAGGTCATTTTACAGTGGTATATGACACGAAATATGACACGAAAAATCCGGCTATAATGAGTGGTTCTGTCTTCCTTTTTACCCCAAATATGACACAAAAATAAGACCGGAACCTCTCCCGGCCTGCTTGTTCGATCAGGATCATGCTGCCATATACTTATGATAATCAGATTTTACATTTGTCTTATCGACCAGAGCATATAGCAGAGTGGTTTCTACTTTTTCATGTCCCAGTATCGTTTTTACCTCTTCAAGTGGGCAGCCTCGTTTCAACAGATGTGTGGCCATCGTCCTCCTGAATCGGTGGGCATGAACATTTTCTATACCCAGGTCCCTGCCAAGTGACCGAAGCATCTGGCCTGCCCCTTGTGTTGTCAGTCTGTTGTATGGCTTTTTCAGACTGACAAAAAGTGCAGGATTATCATCTATCCTTTGCCGCAGGTACTCCAGCAGATACATGGCCGCTACCGGAGTCAGGAAGACCTGTCTTTCTTTTGCCCCTTTACCGTTGACGATGATCTCCCGATCAGTAATATGGACATCCTCCCGGTTCAGGGAACAGATCTCGCTGATCCTGGCTCCGGTGGCATACAGGACTTCTATCAGTGCCTGGTCTCTCAAGTTCTGTGCTTTCCTCCTTAAGATATCCAGCTCCTCATCGCTGTATGCCTTCCTGATCTTCTTTTCGACCTTGATCGGATCAATGCCTGCTGCCGGATCCCTCGATATGAATCCCTTCTTATGGAGCCATCCGAAAAAGCTGGTCATTGTCCTTCTGATATCATCCAAGTAGCTATTGCTCACGGCTCTCACCCGTTTATATGCTTCCAGGTATCCATTCAGGTCTGCCTCAGTGATTTTATCAACCGATTTGTTGATGTATGTCAGTGCCTTTTCCAGCTGATACTTGTACTGCTTCAATGTCTTCTCTGACTTTCCTGAGATTCTTTTGCGCTCTATGAATCTCTGCAGATCTGTTTCCCAGGATTTATCAATACACATGAGATCCCTGCATGGCTCCTTGATCTCATACTTTCCCAGCACTGCATATAGAACATTCTGTAGCTGCTTTTCTTGCTCCATCGACATGTGATTAATCATTTTGTGTAGAATTGTTGATATGATTTCTTCCATCATGCTGATCACCTCCGTAATAATCTTATCATTTCATTGTCAATGTTAAATAGCAGCGTCGAAACCCTTAAAAATTCAAGTAGTTCAGGCGCGGTTGACATAAAATCATACAACACATCTTCTAACGTATATGTGTTTCCTTCGGATGGTTATGTTTGCGTTGATTCAGGTGGCGGTGCTACTGCCGGAACTTACATCCGTTTTGCTATCAGGGCAGCGAACGGAACTAGTACAGGCGGCATCTACATGAATGTTACTGGCTCATATCAGGTGCAATCTGTTTTTGTAAAAAAAGGAATGTATGGATTTTTAGCGCAAGTGAATGCTACTAACGACTACACCGTAAACTTCATTCCTCTCAATTACAGATAAATTACAAAGCTGTCAATACCACACGTGATGGGGCAGTGTTTGATGTTGTTACGGTAAGCCGGCTGTTACTATATGATGCGGACAGAGGCGTTCCCATTGCTTTGTTTCCACATACGTCCCACATGGCTATAGTGCCACTTACAAGTGTTATCACGACAACAGCGCATTGGCTGTAGCCTTGTAAGTATCCATAAAGTATAAACGCACCATTACCAGTCGATGGCAATGATATTGATTTGCTGGATGAAAATGCATTGTCCCACGTGTATCTATTTTCTATTTGGGCGGTGCTGCTATTTATCTCTCTATTATCTACATTATAGCATCAAAAAAAGACCGGCAGCATTACGCTACCGGTCAATACATTCAGATTCCAAGAAGGCTTTTCCATGTTTTCGCCCCGCATATACCATCTACCGAAAGATTATATGCAGCCTGGTAATTTTTCAGGGCATAGATTGAATTCTGCCCGATCACTCCGTCTATTGTCAGCTCTTTCGCATCCGCTCCCCTGAATCCGCTTCCTCTTAAAAGTTTTTGCATGAGTTTTGCCGATGCTCCACTGGAACCGTTGCTGACTGTTTCAACGCTGAACATATATGCACCGCCTTCCTGATCCGGTTCGCCTGCTGCCGGAACTCCATTGTCTGTATATATCTCCGAATATGTCCCTTCCCTAAGGGCCTGCACTGCATCTCCGTACTGTTTGGCAGCTGTCCACCGATAATCATCCTGAGTGCCATAAGTGCGGTATGCCTTCTGCAGCATCTCCGCATCACTGGTGCTGTCGGTACATCCTGCATATTTTTGTGCTCCCGTTAGCTGTCCTGACCTGATAGCCATTGAGAAAAGGCTGCCCTTGACCGCAGGTCCGTGACGGTCCATGTCGATGCCGTACAGCTTCTTAATGTACCGCTTTGCCTCCAGATAGTACACCTTGTAGGCCTGCCGGTCCTGGAGCATTGCAAACTCTTCCGGGTACTTATCACAGTACAACTTCCACAGGGCGGCCAGACCAGCGTTGTGGATCAGCGCACCGTTGCCGGCCCCCAGCGCGATGTACCTCTTGAAGTCGGCATATCTCGCAGAGTAGTCCACACATGACTGCAGGAAGGATACTAGATAATACCTGTAGTCGAACTGGTACTTTCCGTACGCCCGGCCCTTATCGCCGTTTGTCTGCCGATATCCTGAGGATCCGCTCTCATAAGGCGTCCACCCCATCCAGATGCGGTCTGCGGTGAGGCGGGCTTTAAAGGCCTTCCACGCGGATTCATCATAGACGAAAGGATTCGGACAGATCTTCCCGGTCACGTCATAGTGCCGGATGACATGATCCACATTTATATTCAGTTCTGCCATCAGCTGTCGAACAAGATCAACCGCTGAATCTATGGTGGCCTTTTCAAAGTACCAGTCTCTGTCCTCTGCGCTCATCGTCCTGGTTGACTTCTTCCTGACGCACAGTTCTATGCCGATCGAATTTCCGTTTTGGCACTTCTTGTAAAAAGTATGTCCGCCTGATCCTTGAAGGCCCCCACCGCAGTGCCATGAATAAAAATTGTAAAAATCGTTTCCCTGCCATATGTCTCCCTTGAATCCTACCCAGAAATCTGCAGATGCATTGACATCTGTATTCTTATAGTATTCAGTGTTTTCCCTGGCATCGCCAAGCGCACCCACATAATGTATTACTATATACTCAATATCAGCCGCTGTCCTCTTCATCGCCGTGTGATTCCGGCTCATCAAGTTCTTGTTGATGACCATACCTTGCCCTTACCTCCTCCGCAAAAATGCCCAGCTCCTCACAGAGCCAGGCAAAAAGAAAAATTAAAAGCGTTGCGATGATCCCTCTTTTCAAGGCGTCTCCTAACCGTGCAGCTCATCGTCCGATCCTGTCTGCATCTCATCCGTTTTTGTCTGTGTCATGCTTTCAATCTGATCCTGCATTTGTTCCACAGGGGCATACATAAAAGCTGGTACTTTGATGCCGATATCTCTTAGGTTTTCCAGGATGCTCATGATTTCGTTGCAGATGATCCAGACACATACCACACATGCAAAAATGTAGTTAAAAGGTAGCTCAATCCCTATCTGTTCTGTCGTGTACTTAAGCAGGCCATCTATCACTGCGCCAACTGCGACCAGAACCCACATTCCTATCTTTTTCTGCAGGCCGTGAATGTGCTTATATGATTTAGGCGTTTCTCCCCTGTACGGGATGGCCATCATGCCGGTGCCGTAATCTATGACATTGCAGACCAGCATCAGCACAATTGGGAAAGCAAGAACTCCCAGGGTAGATGTGATCACTCCCCAGATTGTAATTAAGATCCCTTTTCCGTAGTTCACATGTTCAGTGTTCATCAGATTGTCCCCCTTATGTATTTTTTACTTGTATCAAAAACAGCAGTGATGTCGGACTGTAAAACCCATGCACCACCAACTTTTTTGTATACCTCTGCGACTTCCTTCCAGGTGCTTCCGTCCTTACAGTACAGTTTCGGTTGCTCCGTTGCCCCGCCGATCGTGACCGCGATGGTGGCGTCTCCGTCTACTGTGTAGGTATATGTATAGTGGTCTATGCCGGTACCTATGGAGTATGTCACCTCAAGCGTGATACCAAGCACCAGACCACCATAATATCCGACATAGTGGCGCAGGGCCAGGTTATCAAGTTCTGACCGTGTCCATGTACCGGTATCCTCGATCGTGATCATCGAGTTGCTGGTGTGCGGGAAATCGACCTCTTCGCTTTTCAGCGTTGACCCGCTGTACAATGCCACCTTTGACACATGCGATGAGTCGATAGTGTTGTTTTCTCTGTGCCCATAGCACCGCACCACTATCTCTTCGATGGTCGCACCTGACGGGATGCCGCTGAAATCAAAAGTATAAGCCGCATAGCCGGTACTGCCTGACGAGGAATACATATTTGACGATGTACCAGAGTCAGACGGGTCTTCCGCACTGTGTCCGATACAGTAAGCCGCATATGACGATCCGCTCTGTATCCCGCTCGTGGTGTGGTCATCAGCAGTCAGGGAAAGTGTGCTTCCTGCCCCGTGCGCCACAAGCTGTGATGTGATGTCCACGCCGTCTTTTGTGGCAGTGACTGGATCGCTCTTGTTGGTCGGTGTGATAGTCAGCTCGTACTCTTTGCCTTCATACGTGCTGTATGCGCCGCTCGGACTGATCGTTCCGCTTCCTGACAGAGTTGATGTCACAGTGCGGGGATTCGGTATGGTATACTCGACCTCAATCTCTGCACCGTAGATGTACATGTATCCGGTCGTGTTTCGGTTTGACCGGCGGCAGTTGATACGGATGCCGAAATCACTGCCGTACGCTTTGATGTCATCAAAGTCAGCATCTACGCCCGTAAACTCCCTGACGGTCGCGGTTGTTGAGATAGCGGTACATGTAGATGTTATCTGACTGGTGCCGTGACAGAGTTTAGGAGAGTAAGAGGATGATGTACTAATGCCGCTCTCTCTTGCTTTCAAGCGTACGGTGTAGCCAGTCACCACTGCAGCCGCTGGAAGATCGTCAAAGTTAAAACCACGCAGATATATATAGTAGGAAGTCGTGCCGTTCTGCGAGTTGGTAACGGTGGCATAATTTTCATCGTCCGTGTCCGTATACATGCTGGCGGCATTAGATACAGATAGATACGTGCTACTGCTCAGGTAGTATGTTGACGGTATCAGCTTAATCGTTGCCATCAGCTCACCACCTTAAGATATATATCACCGTCAGACCCGGTGGAGCTGGACGGAGTGGACGTGCCGGTGTAGTAAGTGATGATCTCCTCCTCATCCACAAACCTCGCCGTTCCGCCTCCCGTCTTTGGCAGGTCTACGGCGGGCGCATCGGTATAGGATGCGCCCCAAATCGTGATATTTGCCATGTGCCCACCTCCCTATGAGATGGAAATCACTTTTGTAGTAGAGTCCTGCGTGATAGACGGGATCTGTGCAGAACCATCAACGTTGAAGATCGATTTTCCCGCTACGATGTTCCCGCTCACAAGGTTAGGATCTCCTTTTATGGTCTGCTCTCCTGTCAGAAACGTGCCTGATGCGATAGTCTGATTTGATGTCCCAGGCGTAATAGTTGCCGCTGCTTTTGTAGGGACTGATGCGGTCAGGGATACAGTGGCGTTTTTCGCCGTTCCTTCGCTTACATAACCGGCTTCCACTTCAGGCGTTACAGATATGGTTTTTGACAGTGTCAGTGTATTGCTGCCAGTATTTACTGTAGCACTCGATCCGCTGATTGTTGATGGTGCTGTTGCTGATCCGCTTGCAACTGATTTGGAAGCCTGCTCATTATAAATTCCGGCAGGCACTGACACTGTAGCACCTGATACAGTCAGGTCGCTGGAATCATTTTCTTCCGCAGTGCCAGTATATTTTATGCCTTTGGAATATGCTGTCTCTCCTTTAGCAAGTTTCGAAGCGTCTGAAAGGGTTGCATCTGATGTGTCGAGAAATTCAGCCACACCAGTTCCGGATGCCAGAGGAATTTCTACTGAGGGCGCTTCATTATATACTACGCCTCTGATTTTTACATCTTTAGCCATATCTTATATCTCCTTATGATACTGTGATGCACCGACCGTTCCACGATATGCGACCGTAGTTTGACGGTATGGGATTGATCACGATGTCCTGCATAGCTGTCTTATCTGCCACCTGCACCACCTGAGTACTTTCTGTCGGTGTGAATTCATATTCACCCTGATATCTTTCTGATCCTATGGTCTCAGGTATGTGTAGTCTCGCATGTATAGTACTTTTTGGAGTGATTACTGCCCGGATAGTCTTTTTAGGCGTGATTTTGCATTTGATTACATGTCTCATGCATCTCCACCGTCCTTTCGCGTGATTTCGGGCAAGATTTCGAATTTCATCGTGTGAACGAATGTGTATACATCCCCTTCTTCAGTCTCGATTTCACTGTCGTAGAAATACACTGCTTTAGGGATCGCCTCCGCCGTATCTTTCGGACGTATATGCCATAGCACGCTGGAGTTTTCCGTATTAAGAATCACATCGCCCTCAAAAAGCAGTCTCCCCCCGGTCTGCTTGTCACGCACCTGTAATCGCACAGTGTCTGTCTCTTTTACGGTAAGCGGTTCGTCTTCCCTGTTCAGTAGGTCGAATTGGATGTAGGCGCTGTCACCCTTTGTTATTTTGATATCGCCACTTTCGGTTATTTCAAACATTTTTCACCGCCTTTCTGGTGACAGCCATTACTGCTCTGTCCAACCATAAGCACCAGGCTCCCAGACATTTGCATCTACATCGCTCACCCAGTGCTTTTCGTTATGGCTTACTTTCGCGCCTTTCTCGTAGGCATCATGAGCACCGGTCGGCTGCCTCCACTCAGGCCACTCTACACCAGGATCATCGACACGCACAAAAAGGCTGACTGCTGTATCAGGCATCCAGTCTGACTGTGACGTGTGGGCCTGCAGGACTTTGTATAAAAGATCGTTGTACAGTACCCGGTCACCTGCTGCATACGCTACGCCGTCACCACTCCATGCGTCAAAAAGGTATTTCACGGTGTTGGCGTCCGTATCATCTATGTTTTTTGCAAGGATCTTTGCAAGCTTCACGGCATCGGTCTGCGTCTTGGAATCTTCCGCACTGCCCTCTTTCAGCAGTCCGATCTCCCAGATCTTGCCGACATGCTCCGTGATGCTGTCAAGGATCGTGTATCCTTCGTAAGTTTTCCCGTCTGCCGTCATCTTCTTGGTGGCAAATGGATCACCAAAACGGCTCTTGACGGTTTCGCTGTCCGTCCGCAGCATGGTGATGGTCATGCCGTCAGATGTGGCGGAGATAGACTGGATGTCTATAGTGGTTCCATCATTGAAAGTAAGTGTCATCTTTAAGCCTCCTTTTCAATGAAAAAGGCCGGATTTTCTCCGACCTTTGTGTTAATAGTTACAGCGTTAAATAGCAGCACCAAATCAGGCATTTTACAAATGATAGATGCGACAGCATCATCAGCAAATTTAAATACTATCTGGAGCAATCAGTCAGACGGAACGCTAGCCTTGATTAATGGTCAATCCGAACAAAACGCACCGTCAGGCACAGCCGGATCAATTCATTTCGTGTTGTCATACAAAAGAGTGTACGGATATGGCATTCAAATCTGTTATGGAGCTGCCAAGCTTTACTGGCGATCAATGACTAATGGAAGTATTGGCACTTGGACAGTTTTGGCTGGTAGTTAATGATTTCTATTTAACCTACATCAGTATAACGGAACATGATTGCTGTATATGTGACGGATGTGCTTGCCAATGGAGTCATGTTTCCAGACTGGAGTGCCTTGAGGCCCCACCTCCCGCCAGCGGCATCGCCGTATTTATATGGGATCAACATATAGCCGACAGAAGCATCAGTAACCATAATTGCTATACATCCCCAATAAGCTGTACCGTATGTTTGAGATAAAGCTGCTGTACCAGATTCTGAAGTGGTTACTGTTCCGGTGATTACCGAAAAGGCACCCTTTGAAAGCTTGCTGCTATTTAACGCTGCAATCGCAGCCGTATTTGTGTCCTGCTGGACCTTCAGTTCCTGCATCGTTTTGAGGACGGAAAACAGAGGATTCACAGCCGTGACATTAATGCCATTGATCACGATCTCATAAAATGGCATGTCTGCCACCAGCGCCCCAGATGCCACATCTCCGGACGTGTAAGACGGCCTGACCGGATTGGAGCTGACCGCCGTCCCTTTGATGACTACCCACTCTGTGCCTTCCACGCCTGTGGAACTGTCTTTTGTATACCGGCAAACAACCAGGTCTTTCCGCTGCATACCCTGAGATCCATTTTCTATGGTCAGGGAATCATAGCTGCCCGGCTCCACCCGGAAGTGTACGCCCTGCAGGATGCCCTCGCCCGGTCCGATCTGCAGCTCGTTGTTTGATACCAGTGTGGCAGAAAATTCATTCGCTCCGCCCAGCACATAGCTGTCAGCACCAACAAGTCCCCGATTCCGGCCCTGATCGTCTTTTGATGATATATGGGCGGTCCCTCTATATCCTGTTACTATTTTCATCGTTATCCCTCCACTTTATACTGCACGGACGGCAGGCCGTTTGTGATCGTCACGATTTTCTGGATGATCGGTTTTGTGATCACGGTCCCTGTGATGTAATCACGTCCTGTGATGGTGTCCCCGATGTCCTTGTTGATGTCATCAGCCGTGTTTTTCATGTCGGCCGTGAATTCCTTGTAGTTGAGCAGGTCCATAAAGCGGTCCGTTCCGCTTGCGATCAGGTCATCCTCTTCTGCGGTGGTGTTTTCAAAGATTGCAGAGATTTCATCCAGTCCCGTGAAAGTTTTCGTCTGACTGATATTGCCGTTTCCATCTGCATACAGATGCACGACAACCCTGTCTTTCAGTTCGCCGATACCCAGACAGATCAGATGATTGATGCCCATGCGGTAGTCCCTGGATGTGAAATCCAGTCTTGCGTCCTGCGATATCTCGACAGAGTCCCCGTAGTTCTCGATCGGCACAGCGCTCACTTCCACATAACCGGACAGGTCGGTCTGCAGGTACCGGATCTGCAATTTGTACCCGACCCGCTTCAGCATCTTTTCCAGACCTTTTTCCAGTGTCGTGTATCGGTCAAACTGATAGGTTGTTGTCACGCTCGTCTGGTCTTCCGTCCCCACAATCAAGCCGTTGAACTCGCCGTCTACCAGCTGCCGGATGATGGTGTTCAGTTCTCCGCTCACCGTTTTGTAGTCTTGCCCGGCCGGCGGCTCAATGATCTTGTGGTCGAGATATCCGCGCCATGTGTAGCCGCAGGCATATATCATGTCTGTAGCTGTGGAGCTTCTGACATCTTCTACAAGACCGCCGAACTCGGTGCCCGGAATGTAGATTCGTTTTCCGTGTGTGATCTGTCCGTCCCATGACGCATACGGGATTTTGATTTCAAAATCGTTCGTCTCGCCGATATCGATGTCTATATCATCCCAGATCCGGCGCTGTTCACGTCCGTCAGAGGTTGCAAGTATCAGCTCCATGCAGGCTCACTCCTCTCCTCAAAGACGGTGATCTCAAAACCATAAGTTCCTGCCCAGATCACGGAATGTTGACCGGGCGATATCTTGTCAAAGATCGATGTGCCGGTCTTCACACGGTTGTTGTACAGATTGACCGTCTCGCCGTTCGCCATTCTTCGGATGACCGTGTTATCTCTGGAATCGATCACCAGATACTCGCCTGCTGCTATGGTGGTATAGACTCCGATCGTGCGGTTATCTATGGACAGGATCGGGTCCGTTGCGGGACCGTAGACGATAAGCCTGTAATTCGCCGCTCCCGCTCCCGGATTCCTGATAATGCCCTGCCCAGACTCCTGGGACATATAGTCGTAATCAAAACCATAGTCATAATCCAGATAAAGGTTTGCCGATTCCGTACTTTCCTGCGGAAGGAAGCTAAAAGCATTTTCCTTTATCCAAAAAGGATACGGGCAGTAGACTTCTATGTTGTTTTCCGTGTCCGGCTTGCTGTACTGGGTTTCCGACTTGGACATGTAACACTGCACATAGTAATCACCATGCACCAGCTTTCCGGGACTCATGGCAAAGATGTCAGACTCAAAAGCCGCATGCAAAGCATTCAGCTGGGCCTTGCGTTCTTCGATAGTCCCAGCAATGTCCAGCTTCATCTTGTACTTGATGGACTTCTTATCAAAACGGTTCACCTTGTCCCCGTACTGCTGCAGGGTGACATTTGGTGACCACTCATATGTGTGTGCTGTCAGGGACCGCGCCCGCAGACCGCCTTTTGTCTTCAGGTCAAATTCCTGACCTGTGTGACTGATGTATTTCAGTATCATGCGAACGCCACCCCCTGATTCCTTAAGATTCTGCCGACTTCCCGGTCACCGATGTAGACGCGGAGATTTGCTTCTTCCATGCCTGCACGAGAACCGGCCTGCGCGGCAGCTGCCACAGTCTCAAAAAGATTTTCCAGTGTCGACCTGGAAAAGACTGCGCTTCCGGACGAACTGCTGTTATGTCTCGGTATGCTGACGCTGTTCGTTGGCCGGTCCGCAGTAGCAACCGTTTCAACTCCAAGCGCTGCACCGACCTGCTCATACAGATCCAAAGCGCGTGCCCGTTTGTTTGTAGACAGCGGGATAATCGCCTCAGGGCCTGCTTCACCGACCAGTGCGACCTGCGGCTCGTCAACAAGGCCGCCCTCTGCGTACTCTCTCTGGACATTGACGCCTGCATAACTCACAGATGCCTTGATACCTTGTACCTTGTGCTCAATCTGCGCCCTTGCTTTGGCGGCAGCGTCTGCGACTCCATTGATGCCGGTCAGTGTGGCCTTAACGCCAAACTGCTTGTTGACGCTCGACTCTGCGGAGCTAATAACATTGCTCGGCGTATTGATGCTTTTGGTCGTTGCTGTCGGTTTCAGTCCGCCGGACATGATGCCCAGTGCCGTACTGATCAGCAGACCCGGAACTCCAATCTTTTTGACTTCAGACTGCAGATTCGCACCGGCAAACTTTGATTCCATGCCGCCGACCGTCTGGCCTGTTTTGGTGGTGGCTTCACGGTTTACACCAAGCATTGCGAGGGCCATATTGCCGACCAGGCCCATCATGGACTGGCCAACCGTGCCACCATTTCCAAACGTCTGACCCGCAAGGATGTTGATCAGGTTCATCCCGCTTTGGAATGTTGCTGTCTGCGCGGCGATGGTGTCATCCAGTGTGCAGCTCTGTTTGTATGCCTCAAAGACAGCGGCAAAATCTACACCGTCACCTTCCAGGCTCTTGACCAAAGCGTCAACTTCTTCAGCTGCACCAAGCCCCATTTCAGAGATTTCCTGTACGAACTGTTTCATGTACGGATCGTTGGACTCTTCGACCTCTTTGAAGAGTTTGGACATGTTGTCGGAATATCTCTGCTTTGCCTTGTTGTTTTCTTCCAGAGTATTGGCGATGTCTCTGGCGGTCTTTTCGTAGCTGATTTTCAACTCATTAAAAAGACCAGACTGCTTTTTGACGCTGTCCTTTGTGGACTTGTATGTGGACAGCCATGCTTTAGCCTGTTCGTTCACAGATTTCTCAGCAGACAGACCCATTTTTTCAAATCCGTCTTTGATGGTTTCAGATGCTTCGTCCACCGTCTCTCCGGCTTTGTTTACCATATCCGCAAAAGTGCCAGTCTTTTCGGTAGCGGTGTCTGTCTTTTCGCCTGCGCCTTCCAGTTTGTCCTGCAGCTCTCCAGCGGCCTCTTCGTACATCTTCACATTCTGCTCACAGCTATCATATGCAGCCTGTGCCTCATCTACAGATGCATTCAATTCCTGCTGCGAGTCCGTGAGTTCCGTGAGGCTCATTGCGAGCATTGTGGCGTTATCGCCGTTACCCTCGTACCACTCGTCCAAATCGGCATTATAGGAAATTGTTGTTCCGTTTGCCTTGTTGTACTCGTCGATTTGCCTGGTCAGTTCTGCCAGACTGTCCTGCTGCTGTTGCTGTGCTTTTTTAAGCTCGATGCTGGCATTAGCCATAGAGACATAGCCGTCTGATGCTGCTTGTGTATAAGCATTAAGCAATGCAAGGTCTCTTGCGTTTTCGACATATTTGCGGATCTCATCGGTTCCTTTGTTTAGGGACCCGGTCGTATTGTCGATCTGCAAGGACAGCTCCGGGTACATCGCGTTAAGTTCGCCGACAAGTATTTTCATCCTCGCCTGCTCTTCACCGGTCAGTTCGGACTGTCTTTCCAGTTTTTCCAGCTCGTTAACCAGATCGTTCGCTACATCCGATTTTGCATTTATCTCTGATATAGATGCGTCTGCTTCTTCCACACACTCTTTCAGGCTTTTAGTCGCATCCTCAAGTGCTTTTTCTGCTCCCGCATTTGCTTCCAGAACGCCAGTAAGGGACTCGTCCGCCTTTTTTGCGTTTTCTGCTGCCAAATAAACAGCGCCGGCAGCAAGTGTGACTCCTGTGATCACTCCAGTGATCGGATTGGTCAGCAGATTCAGAATCGTGCCTGCTTTTTCAAGTTCTGCGAACTTTTCGATTGCCTTACCCGTTCCCTCGGCGATACCGCCAACAGCTTTCAAAACCGGACCGACACCAGCAGCAAAAACTCCCGCATATGCGACCATCTTCTGTTGCTCTTCGTTAAGGCTTCCGAACCATTCTCCTGCCACCTCGACCTTTGATGCGAGTCCTTCCACCGCAGGTGCGGCAATTTCTAAAAGCGCGCCTCCGATTTTCTCACCAGAAACCTTTACTTTATTCAAACTGGTCTGGAACGTATCGATCGGGTCAACTACATTGTCAAAGGTCGTTTCCACCGTCCCCATATAATAGGACGCATCCTGCGACAGCGCCTCAAAGGACAGGGACCCGGACTTGCATGCCGCATAGATGGCAGGGCCGGTCTTTGTGCCGAAAAGGTCGATAGCCGCATTCAGTTTATCCTGCTCTGATGCGGACGAATTCAATGTCTGCTGAAATCCCTGCAGTGCTTCGGGCAAAGACTTACCTTCTTTGGCGGCATTGACCATAGCCTTCTGCATGCCGGTCATGGCAGTATTGACGTCTACGCCTGACACTTCTAGCTGACCAAGGAAAGCAGATGCATCATAGGCATCCATGCCCATCTCCTGCAGAGACGCGGCATTCTTGATCATGGAGTCTGCCAGTTTATCCACACTCAGGCCTGTATCCTGCGATGTCTTTGTCATGGCGTCCAGGAGAGTACCTGTGTCTTCTACCTGCAGGCCGTAGGCGGACAGGATCTTCTGCGCCTTATCGACAGAGTTTGTGACATCCGTGTCGTTGATGTCTGCAAACTTAATAAAGCGTGTGGACAGCGCTTCCAGTTCTTCACCGGTCAGGTGAAATCTGGTGTTAACTTCGCCGACCGCTTCGCCCGCCTTTTCAAAGGTGGTCGGGATCGTGGTCGCGATGTTTTTCATCGATGTCTGCAGACTGACAAGCGCGTCACCTGTGGCACCCGTCTTCTTTGCGACTGTGTCCGCTCCGTCATCGACTTCTTTCCATGCGGCTACGGATGCGGCGGCAGCTGCTGCGATCGGGGCCGTGACGTATTTCGTCATATTATCCCCGATGTCCTGCATCTTTTTGCCCACGTCCTGCATGCCTTTGCCGACCGTCTGTAATTTGCTGGGTACGTTCTCCAGTTCTTTATTGAGGCGGTTCAGCTCCGTCTTCGCATTGCTGACCGCCTGCTTCCACTTCTGCGTTCTGGCGTCATTTTCGCCCCACGCATCGGTGGCTTTTTCTAACTGACCTTCCAGATCCTTGACAAGCAGCTCCTGTGTCCGGATCTGCTTATTCAGAAGGTCAGATTTCTTTCGGTTTTTCTCCATCGCGGAAGTGTTTTCGTCAAAACTGGATTCCAGTTCCTTCATCTCCGCGCTGAATGTCTTCGCCTGCGTGATCAGGCCATTTATCGATTTTCTATACTCGGCCTCGCCCTCTATGCCGATTCGAGGGCCGATACTAACGCCCATATCATCACCTCAGGTTCATAATTTCGTCAAAGGACGAACGCCCTTTTTTCTTCTTCGGTTTCGCCGCACCAGTAAAAATAGAGCGGCAGGCCAACAAGTCCATAAATTCGCCGACCAGCGTGGACATTGTTTCCTGCCGCGTCATTCCTAGCTGCAAGCCATAAAAGACGTACCAGGATCGATTCATCTCTATTTTTTGGTGCTTGCTTCCTTTTTTCCCGTTTCCTCTGCCTCCACTGTACGCTTCGCGCCTTCTTTTTCGGCCTTTTCGACCTCTGCGTTCAGAGCTTTAAAGACCGTGATCGGCAGCGCTTCCAGTTCTGAGATAGTAAGCAGACCTTCGGGGATATTGTTTGCCTTCATATAAGCACGGTTCATCGCCACAGCTTTATGGAGGATACCAGTTGCCATGGATACCTCCCTGCCATTCAGTGAGACCATCCAGTCGCTGTATTCACAAAATGCCCCGACAGTCCAGAGAAAACCGACTTCGCGTCCGTTGATTAACATGTTTCGCCTCCTAAATCATCATGAATTCGTGATATTCAGCTTTGTGGTGATCTTTGTCTCGGCAGCCGCCTCGGTCTCAAGCCATTCGCCGACATACTTCCACGTGCGGTCTCCAACGGACAGACGTTTAAGTCTTCCGGTCAGCTCCTGCGTCTGGTAGTTCTTGGTGCCTTCCTGCGTCTCGGCCTCAACCGGGATGTAGTCAAAAGCAGCCTTCGCAAGAATCATCGGCTTGTAATACTCAACTCCATCGGACTGGCCTTTCACGATGAAGCCGATTCCAACATAGGGAATCTTCTGGCTGTCATTGTAGGCCATCCATCCGTCATCACCTGCTTCTGCTGTACCCATGATCAGCTTTTCAGCCGGTATCAGAAGGCCGTCAACCTTAAGGTTGAAAGTTCCGTCTACGAAAGTACCCGGATCGTTTTCCGCCTCGATATTGTCCGCATAAAACGGATTGCTGTCAGATGTGTTTGCGTTCACAGACACGCTCACGCCTCTGGCGAGTATCATGCCGCCGGAGTATGTGGCATTCCCGCCGGTCTCGCTTAAAAGTGCAACATAAGGTTTGGAAAAACCGATGGTTACAATTCCTTCCTTCATCCTCTATTCCTCCTATTGTGTTAATCGTTCTATTTCTTCTTCCAGCTTGTCCCTGATGGCCTTTTCAGTCTTGTCCTTGTAGTTCCTGATGGTCCGATCCACAAAAGGAATTGCCTGTCTGAAAGACGTGCCGGCATTGACTGACCTGGCGATCAGGCTGTTGGGCTGGCCGTTTGGATATTTTTTTGTTCGGGTTTCGTTGTATCCGTCAAAGCCCAGCTTCACGTTGATATAGCCGTTGTCGTTCTGCACCGGTGCGATACCAAAGCCTTCCAGAAGACCATCCTTCTGTGTCTGCGTGATCCCGACAAGTACATGTGTGGAACTATTGTTATAGCTATTGTCGATGGGCAATGCCTGGATCTCGGCACGCATGGCATCGGCCATAATGTTCGCGCCTTCGTATATCGCTTTTGTCGCGACTTTCTCAGACATTGCCCCAAGTTTGAAAAGCTGTGATTCCCACTCAGTCATGCCGGTCCATTTCATCTTTGCCATCTAAACAACCTCCCACGTCCAGCGGAAGTGTATCAGGCCGGTCTCGCTCTCAAAGTCTACGGTCGTAAGTACCCACGAAAGGCCTTCTGCGTCCAGAATGTTCTGGATGTCATCGGCCAGCGGGTCAAACTCCGTTTTTGTGTAGAAATGGACATAACCGGCGATCTTCTGTTCGTGCTTGTGGTTATCCGCATGCAGAGAAGCGTTTTCGCCGTCCTCTATCCATACCACATACTTCTCAGGCTCGCCATGTTCCCGATAGTGGAAGACGGGGCATTCCAGCGAAAGAAACGGCTTATACAGTGCTTTAAGAATCTGGCTTAATGGCTTCATAAAGCACCCCCAGTCTTTCAAGCGTCAGATCTGTCGCTTCTTCGTCAGTGACGTTCTGTGCAAAAGTCACTCGGTACTGCTTTCCATCTTCCAGAATCACATATGTGCCTTCTTCCGGCGGGACGGTGTGCCAGCATCTGACAAGTTTGTCGATCCTGGTCTTTGCACCCATAGCAGCATAGTGCCGTTCATATCCGACTGTGCGCTCACTGTAAAAAGCACTGTCAGACACAACCAGCTTTTCCACCGGCATCTGTCCCTTTGGAGCGGTGTTTTCCAGTCGGCAAATAAGCAGTAAACCGTTGTCTCTCATGCTCTACGCCTCCCGATTGTAATCGCTGGACAGCTCCAGACTGTACTTCAAAAATTCGTAAGCAGATCCAAATCTGTCTGCCTTCGCATCATACCCGAACTGTGACTTTAAGTATAACTTAACGGCCTGCTTGATCAGCGGGTCCGTGATATCTATGCTCACGACCCCGCCGTTTTGCAGGTCAAGGACACAGGCGTCCATCGTCTGGACGATCTCCTCATCCAGTGCGGTGGACGTGATCCGCAGCCACACTCTGGCTTCTGGCAGAAGATTGGACGTATCAATGTTCGTCATCCCTGTGCCTCCAGAAATTCAGCTATGATCTCATCTTTGCGGGTTTTGGTTATGGTATAACCCTGCTCTGACGCAAGCGCCTTGATCTGCGCAATGGTCATGGCCTGCAGGTCTTCCTGTGAGTAGGTGATTGCCTCAGGCTCCGCGACCGGCGCAGATTTCAGTGACGCTTTGGCAGGGTTAGTCAGTTTCCCGGTGTGAAAGTAACCTTTACAAAGGCCTTCGGATCTTCCAGGCCTGCATCAAAGAGGCTGTATCCGGAGATCGTGGTTACGAATGTCTTCGCATCAACATCGCGCATCATGGTGAGTGCGTCAAAGTCGTTGGCAAGGATGCTCTTCGGGATACCAAAGTAAGCAACGTTGTCAGCAAGGTTCTCATCGATCACTACGTTCGCGCCGTAGATGCGACCAGCGACAACCGGGTCAACCATGCTGTTCGGAACGAATGCCTTCGTGCCATCACCTTCAGCGATTCCTGCCAGACCATTCCAGATTGTCTTGCTGTTTGCATAGACAGCCTTTGCACCCATACCATGGATCTGCGCCATGATGGCACGGATGTCAGCGTCAGCGTAGGCCTTGCCGCTCAGCACGTTAGTGGCATCGATACCGTGCGTGGTGGTGGACAGCTGGGCGATGATGCGGTTCTCTTTCGCAACTGCGATTCTCTTTGCGATGTGAGTGGTCACCCAATCCTCAAAAGCCTCGATGCTCTGGAACTGCATCTTGCGGGTGATGTTGACGTGCTTCTTGATTTCAACACCATCCAGAGACAGCAGATCAAAGGTGTCCTGTTCGTCATCGTTTGCAATGCCTTCGCCTGTAACAGCGGCATCACCCTGATCAATAGATTTATGACGCGGGATTCCGAAACCGGAAACCATGCCGGTGCGGGTAGAATCCGCATACATCGGCGCATAGGAATCAACCAGTTCAACGATTCTGTTCAGGATCTGAGTCGGAACAAGGTTACCGGTGTTGGCAGTGGTGAAAGTAAAGGCATCATTCTCCAGCTTGGTCGGCGCGCCAAAACGGTAATTGCCCTTATCATCTCTCGCCATCTCTTTCAGCCATGCGTTTTTGTACTCTTCGGAGTCAGGGCCAAGCTGTGCCGTGGTTTTGGACTCTTCGCCCAGTCTTCCATTAGTGCGCTGCGCTTCCGGGATTGTTCTGGCGTTGTTGTTCAGCGCCTCAAGATCTGCCAGCGCTTCCTTTTCCTGATCAAAACGATTGTCCAGTGCTTCGATCTCGGCTTTCTTGGCTTTTGCTTCGTCAAGCTTGCCTTCGTTGATCAGGTTCTGAGCCTCGTTGAAAAGGCTTTCTCTTTTGGATTTGTATTCTGCAAATGTCATCGTCTTTCTTCTCCTTTCAGACTTAAAAGTTCCATTTGTAACTTTATTTTTTCCTGCTGCATTTTGGCGATCATCTGCGGCGGAAGTACGTTGCAGGCAGCTGCCACCAGCTGACCGACTTCCTGCTTCGGTTTGGAGATCTCATCTATCAGACCGGCGTCCACCGCATCCTGTGCAGTCATCCATGTCTCACGGTCCATCAGTGCCAGTGCGTCCTTCTCTGACATGCCGGTCTTTTCCATGTATGCCGCTGCAATTGCCCTATTGGCTTTCTGCAGGATCTCTGACGTGTGGTCCATGTCGTGATAATCGCCTTCTGAATACGTGCTGACATTGTGGACCATCATCTGCCCTGTGGGCGAAATGTCAGAGTGCGCCGCGCATGCGATCACGCTTGCCGCCGATGCCGCAAGGCCTACCACATGGATGCGGACTGTTCCGTCATACCCACGTAGTGCGGAATAGATTTCCGACCCCGCAAAGACATCCCCGCCGCCTGAATTGATGTCCACGTCAAGATCTTCACCTGCTGCCGCATCGATGGATTTCAAGACTGCCCGCGGATTGGTGTTTTCGATTCCGAACCAGTCATAGATCCACGCCTCATCAGATGGGATGATCGTGCCTTTAATTGCGATCCTCAATCTGTGCTACCTCCTCTCCTGCCGTATTTCCGTCAGCAACAGTGGCTGTGTCCAGTCTCCGGATCGGCTTATCGCCTCCCGGGATCGGGCCCAGGTTGAAGGCGCCTCGCCACTCATTTGGTGTGAGAGCACCTCGATCCACCATCTGCAACAGATTCAATTTTGTGGAAATTGACGCGGTCGTCCAGGCGGATGCTTCAAAAACAATTCTGTTTCCGAATCCTCTTTCCCGGCGCGTGAACAATTTCCTGGTGTATTCCATGTTGAGCTGTATTGCTACAGGCTCAACTTCCGCGTCAAAGTAAGCGCCCCTCTCTTCCTCGTTCGCCTGGGAGTGAACGATCTTATCATTCGTGTTGAAAAGGGCATAAATCCGATCCCGTGTCTTATCCATCTGCAGGGCATTCGGGACATAATCGGTCGGCTTGATCTGGGTGGCATCCGCTTTTGAGTCCACAGCAGCCACGCCAAGGCCTGCCTCACTGGACAGATAATTGTTCGCGAAATCGGTGGCCTGCTTCTTCAGGTCATCAGGCCTCATTGAGTTTGTGAACTTCAGCAGCCAGCGGATCACGGAACTGTTTTTGATGGCATTCATTATGCCCTGGTCCGTAGTGGTCACCACATCAAGCAGCGGCGTTAGAACCGGTGCAAGCGGAGATCCGAAAACATCATTTTCGTTGAAGTCCTGCCGCAGATGGATCAGATCGTCATATGGCACGGTGAGCAGTTTCCCGTTCTTCAGCGAAAACCGGATCAGGAGGCGTCCGTCCTTTGTGTATACAGCTTCTGCGTTCCCGGACACGATCGGGTAGAGTTCTACCGGCGTCCCCATTTCGTTCCTGACGATCAGTGCGAAAGCATTATTGTTCAGGCACAGCTGCGCGGCCATCTTTTCCTGAAACTGCTGCCCGGACATGAGCGGGTTCGGCTCTTCCAGCAGCATACGGATGTTGAAAGACGGATTGATCTGCAGATCCGGATTTCCCTGGGCATCCAATGCGTCCCGGACATGCTTTCCGACCAGTTTTCCGATCTCTTTCACTTTCGGACGCATACATGCCCGGACAATGTCCGAATCATACACTTTGCCCTGCCATGCGTAATATGTTGTGCCGTGCTCTTCCATCAGCTGGACCTGCGAAATCCTTCGTGTCCAGACTGCGTCACGGATTCTGTCGATCAGTCCCATTGCATCACCTCAAATCAGTGTTTCGTACTCTTCCCGCTTATCCAGATAAATAACAAACGCATCCAGGAGAGCGGCAGTGCCGTCAATTCTCTTCGATGCGCTTTGTCCTTTGTCCGGCTGAATATTGCCGTTGATATCGGTTTTTGTATAAGTGTTCGCAAGGCAGTATTTGTCGATCGGATTGTTGTTGTAGATGACCCTGTGCGCCTCAAACTCCGCAGCCAGATCTTTCATTGGCTGTGAAAGTGTGGCCACGCCCTGGCGTACCTGGATCATGACATTTTTTCCAAATTCCTGTTGGAACTGGGAAAGCAAAGTGTCATCAATGTGCCATGGGTCATATCCGATGTACAGCGGATAGATATCATATACATCCCGCATTTCAAGGAACCAATCCAGGAATACCCTTTTGTTCACCTTGTTCCCATCGCAGACTGTTATCAGACCCTGCTGCATCCAGATATCATACGGGGCATCATCCGGGTGATGGCGGTTTTTCATCTCGTCCAGCTTCCTCTGTGGGATCCAGTAGTGCTGTATGACGTAGATCCGGCCATCGCCCGGCTTCCGGCAGATCATCTTTGCAGCGTTGAGGTCGACTGAATCTGCGGCGTCAAATCCTCCGATGCCATAACGGAAGCACATTTCCTTTGCATCGAAAGTCTCTTCGTTGTCCAGCTTCTCCCAGGACAGCCATGCAGAAGTGGCTACCTGTTTCAGGTTGAAATCTTTCACCATGACTGTAGGCCGGAATGAATCGTCCACCTTCGCCTTTGCAACGTACCCCTGCAGCGTCTCCGTCTTTTTGATGGTTCCAAGACCCGGATTTGCCTTGATCCAGGCACTTTCATCTGCCCATTCCTCATAGGAATCCAGTTCATAGATGATCGGGAGGAAACGATCGTCTTTTATGGATCCATCGAGAACGCCTGCTGCATATTCGTACTGTGCATCGAAGATCCCGCCACGGACAAAGTTGTTCGTGGTGATGCACCAGAGCATCGGTTGTGATCTCGCTGCCATACTCTGTTTCATCAGGTCATAGATATCACGGTTTTTTACCGCTCCCAGTTCATCAATGACGATGCAGTGTCCGTTCAGGCCGTCCAGGGAATCCGTCTTACTTGCCAGGGATTTATAGTATCCAAGGTTATCCATGCAGTACAGATCTGCCTGCCGTTTCCGGATGTGCTTCTTTAACAGCGGAGACTGTAGACGCATGTTGTTGGATTCGTTAAATCCTTTGTTCGCCTGCTCCTTCGTGGTGGCGATCTGGTAGCACTCCGGCGCTCCCTCTCCGTCACTGGTGAGCATATACAGATTGATGCCGGCCAGCAATGTTGTCTTGCCGTTTTTTCTGCCGATGATATTCAGGATTTCCTGGTATCGTCTCAGATCCGCGTCATCCACGAAACCATACGCAGCCTGGATCATCGCCTTCTGGAACAGCTGAAGCTGCAGCATGCTTCCTTTTTTGCCCTGGGACTGTCTGCAGAACCTCTCTATAAACTCGATCGGCCTGCTGCCGCGCTTCTCGTCAAAGTGCCAGCGTTTCGGGTTGTCTGCCTCTGTCAGAAGATGCTCATAAACCCTCTTGATCTTGTCGCATGCCGTAATCTTGCCATCGAGGACCTTGACAGCATATTCGGCCAGATAGTTAGGCATTGAAGGCGGTCAGTGCATCGATCTCCGTTCCCTCCGGTGCAATCTCGGCCAGCTGTTTCATGGTGGCCAAGTAGTTCCGGTAGGTGGACGTGTAGCAATCCGAAGCGGCTGACCGCTTCACTCCGCTCTGGTTTGCGCCGTTCTGGTAGGTCTCTGTCCATCCGGTCTCATTGATTTCCGCCTGCAGGTCCTCCAAACTGACGGACATAAACGCTGCATTCCTGATCAGATGTTCACAGGCCACTACCCTCGGACTGTCTTTCCCCAGGATCCGCTTTAATCTTCGGATTTCCTTCTTGATCCTCTTATCTCTTTCCTGATCCATCTACCTACACCCCCTCATGCGCTATCGCGCAATAAAATCTACCTCCCATCTTCGGTAGGCGGACGCCTATATGTGGTCGTTTTTCAGGGGGGCCTCATGAGCCTGACCCATGGCGTCAAACCAAACTCTGGAGGGATTTTTCTGTTGATTGCAGTGCCCGTGCAAAATGTCGTGGCAATTTTTGCAGACGAATTCCAGGTTCGACCAGTTGAGCGCAATTTCCGGATCCGTAATGTTCTGCGGAGTTAAATGCTTTCTATGATGCACGATGTATCCCAGTTCCGAATGGCATTCCTCGCACATACCGCCATCGATCCCTTTGCGCTGGTTAATGTATCCGTCCCGGCATTCCTGCCAGGCTTTGGAAAAATAAAACTTACGGGCAAATTCTTTCATGTCAGCACCAATCAAAAAGGGAACCTTTGCCGGGTTCCCTGGGTTCGGAGACGAAAACCTGCATCACGCACGTTTCGCCAATATCATAATAGCATAAACAAAAGTGCTGTTTCGTGCTGTGTTTCATTTCAGGTACATTTCCCGGAATGAATCAAGTGCTTCATCTCCCAGGGTTTTCACCCAGCGTACGTTGTAATTCATGACCTTCGCTATATCTTCCCACCTCATGCACCGGACATATCTGTAGTAAAGGACATCTTTGTGTCTTTTATCAGGCAGGCCGTCTATTTCTCTGGATATCTTTTCCTTCAGGTCGATCAGATAATCAATCTCCCCGACCAATGCTCTCTCGATCCGTGCCGCCTTCTCGATCATTGACAGCAGTCTCTCCTCGCGATCCTGTCCGCCTGCTGCCGTCTGCTGCATATTCGCAGGTGATTTGATTGCGGTCTTCTGCGCATTGATGTCATCAAGCCTGCTTTGCAGTCTCGTTATCTTGCGGTCTATTTCCGATATCCTTTCCAGATATGTCCGTGCATCCATCAGTTACTCTCCCCTTTGATCCTTCTGATCTGGCGATCACGCTTTTCTTCCATCTGTTTCATGATCTCATCGGCATCAAGGCCAATCGCATAAATGACATTCTCAATCGAAACAAGCACGTCAGCTATCTCTGTAGCGATTTTCCCCTTTCCTTCCTCTGGCATCCTGGTCTTTTCCTTTCTGCAGAAATGGTTCAGCTCCTTGATCAGGCGTCCCAGTCCTGCGATCATCTTGTTGTTCATCATATCCGCCTCAGCCAATTCAGTGATCAGCTCTCCACATTCTTCCTGGAGTTGATGACATTCATCCTGCTGCCCATAATGATCAACAATCATTTTCGTTTTTGGTCTTGTTTCGCTCATCAGTATAATTCTCATATTTTTTCAAGATCCTCATACATGCCTCTTCATGGCTGCACTTAACTGATGCGAAAACCTCATGCGGATAATCCATATGCATATCCATGAACTGGCAGTTTTTACACACTCCACTAAACTCAAGAGTTATCACTGCAGCTGCCTCCTTCAATCAAGCGTCACGACAACTGCGCATATTATCAAAGCACCTACCAGGATTATGAATGTTGTCATATATCATCCCTCCCTCTTATAGATAAGTGGCTTTCCTTCCGCATCAACCAGCAGCGTAAACGTACCGCTGTTATGAATCCCAAGTGACACGGCGTACATGACGCCCGTCTCTCTATCTACAACAACCCGCCAAGTACCTGTATTTTCAACCTCTTGAAACATACTTACATTGACCGGTTCAGTTTTTGCTGATTCTGCTTTTTCTACTTTCGCGCATCCCGTCGTAAGCATCAGCAAAAAGATCGCAATAACTATTCTTTTCATATCGATTTCCTTTCTCTCATATCCGCACCGCAGTTCGGGCAGTATGACAGCGTGTGTATATCACGCTCATACCACGGCTGAAATCCGCAGAATGGGCAAGCGTTGTCATTTGTCCACTCCCCCTTCTTCCGCTCTTCGATGGGCTGTGTGGCTGGCAAGTCCTTGATAAGCCTTACTGTTTCTGCAAGCGCCGTCATTCCCTCATCAGTTCGCCCGAAAAGTGTAGCTGCGCCAAACGTTCCCGCTTTTACGGCGTTAATAGCGTCATCAAGATATATCATTTTCCTGCTCATTCTGTTCGCCCCAATAAAAGCTTAATTGCCTGTGGCAATAGTCATAATCTCTACACTGTTCACAAATACCTTCAATCAACTCAGGTAATGTGCATTTGTCCGCTGTCTTAGTATCCCAGTTAGTCATTCTTTCCCTCCTGAATCCCAATGTGGGCAATTAATACGTACAGGTTCACCCCACTTTGGCAGATACATACATCCCTTTTCTGCGTGACTGCAGCTGTTGCAATCCGGCAGTGAAGCAATACGCTCATAATACTGAATACAATCTGCCACGTATAACAACAAATCTCTAAACATTCTCTTTTCTTTTTGGCTTGGCGGTGCTTCCATGATCAGTTCCCTCTCTCCTTCATCAGTGCCGCTTGTGTAGTGCGGCGGGTGGTTTATGGTGTCAGGCATCGGTGTCACCTTCCTTTTCAACCCATGCCGGAATCTTCTTGAAATACTCTAGCAACAACTGCTTTGAGCATTTCTTAATCAGGAATTCGGAAGGACGTTCTATCAGATCATCATGTGGCGTTACTACTTCCACCAGCGGACACCATTCCGGTTTACCCTGCTCCCATGCTTCGTCAACTGTCGGCGCCACTCTTTCGTCAATTTCTGGCGGTGCTACGTAGCAGAAACCGCCGAACTGCATAGGACATTTAATACAGTTTTCTGGTATTTTAAAGCCTTTGATTAATACAGACATGTTTTTCTATTTCCTTTACTTAATTTTGTGTATTCCGCTTGACATTTTGTGTAATATTGTGTATAATGTAACCATGAAAGGAGATAAGCCAATGACACCTAGAGACAAAGCAATAAGGGAACTGAAAGCTGCCGGGTACACAACCCTCATACATGGCAAAAGACATGACCAATACGTGAATGAGGAAACCCGTCAAAAGATTCCTTTAAAGCGTCACGATTTTGATGATGATGATCTTAGATACATCCTCAAAGAAATCAAACTTAATCAGCAACGGTGGGGCAACTAAAGCCCCGCCTTACATAAAGGAGGCCCATTATGAAATACGCTTACACTGTCGTTATTACCCCAAATGAAGATGGAACAAAATTCTTTGCCAGAGTTCCGGATCTTCCCGGATGCATCACCTCTGGAAGAAGCGTTCTTGATGCCATCGACATGGCTACCGATGCCGCCAGTGGTTGGCTGTGTGTTGCTGAGGATGGTGGTGAGCCTGTAATCCCCGCTTCGGCACAATGCGATATTGAACATGGCCCGAATGATATCCTGTCCATTATCTCTATCGATACGATTAAATATCGTGCTGAAAATGATACGCATGCTGTCCGCAAAAACGTCTCTCTTCCAGCCTGGATGGTGAACCTGGCCGATAAGCGCCGTATTAACTGCTCTCAGGTGCTGCAGGAAAGTCTTTTGAAAATTCTTGAATCAGCCTGATTTCCTTTCATGCGGTGAGTCTCACTGGCTCACCGCTTTTGGTTCCCAGTTCTTGCAATACATATGCCCGCCTTCAAGCCAAAACTGCTTCCCTGATGTTCCATATCCTTTATCGCAGTACCGACATCTTTTCACGCCCTGCTGCCCTGGAAAAAAATCAGGCATCCATTCCTGGTGGCTGTCAAAATGCTTGCACATCTTGAAACATTCAACCCATGGAGGCTGTGGGATTATCTCTGGCATGAATTCAAACAGTGATAGCTGCCCTGGAATATCTGTAATTTTATTCATTACTCCTCCACTTCATAGTGCCATCCCGGCCTGTCCTTGATCTCATGTTCTGAGTAGATTCCTTTCAGCATCTTCTTTTTCCCGACTTTTACGATCCACAGCCTCCCCTTGGATCCGTTTGATTCCCGCACCAGAAAAACATCCGTTCCTGGCGGCAGCTTCTTCACTTTGTCTGCAGATAATACTTTCATCTTTTTCTCCTCCTGCTGCCGTGGTTTGATAAACATTTCCATGTAGTTCCTGGTATACGGACTAATCCCGTGCTTTGCCTCCTGATCATGCATCGCTATCCTTGTCTGTTCCGCACCTACCTTGTCCGTTTTCCTTTTCGCGTAGCTTTCCATCACTCAAAAACAATCCCCGTTTCTTCTTCCAGTTCTTTCACAAGTGCGTCTGACCTGGCTTTTCCCTGGTCCAGGATCTCGCCCAGCAGTTCGTTCACGTCCTGGCATGCAATCACCACTGCATCAGGATCCATTCCCAGCCCGGTCATGACATGCGATAATACTGCCAGGTATCCGGCTGAAACTTCCGGATCGAATATATTCATGTTTGGCGCTATATATTTTCTGTCTTCCCGTCTCCTCTGCTTTGCAATCGCCCGCTGCTCTTTTGTCCTGGCTTTTGTAATCTCTTTCTCCGGACCATAGACTTCGTTCCAAATGCTGTCCGCTGCGTCCTGGAATCCTCTTTTTCTCAGGATATTGATTATTTCGTCCACATTTGCCAGCCGATTCTGCATCGGCCCGGAGGTTGACTCTGTGTCGTTCACCACCTCTGCATTGATCCCCATGTCATAAAGCCGGTTCATGTCATTTGCGCAGTCAGTGACGGTGATATACCTCCGTCCCTGCTTATCTGTCGTATAGCAAAGAGCAGTCAACTCATCAAAATGATTTTTGAAGTCCTGCAGCCTCTTTTTCCCGAACCCGTAAACATCGTGCAGTGTCGTGTAAATGAGTGTCAGATATGTGTTTACGACTGCAGTCTGCAAGGCTGTGACGCTTGCATTGTATTCATCTGCCGTCATGACTATGTTGCAGCGCGTTCCTACCCTGCTGATCAGCATATGACGCGCCGCTTCGTGTCCGTGCTGTTTTATCATCTCATCATAAGCCACGGCTCCCTCATTGCGGAGCCTGATGATCTCATCACCCCGGGATGCCATAATATGCCTCCTACTTTATGATCCGCGCCAGGCGTTCCAGCTCCATGTAGGAAAAGCTTTCCCTCTGGCCGTTCGCCTTCTGGCAGCTGACGTGATAGTCGTATGGTTTTACAATCACCATTTCCTCACGTCCGAAGCTGTCTCCAAGTTCTCTGTAATTTCTCGTCTTCATGCTGATCCTCAGACCAGCACGCCATTTCTTCCGGAGTCTTGCGAGATCCGTGACCCTGTATCTGGTTTCACGGTTCTTTTCCGTTACTCCTGAATATTTCCGCTTTGTTTCGTTCATATTGGTCTTCCTACAAATAGTTTTTTCCGATCAGCTGCATGAAATGATCCCTTGTGTCAGACTTCTCAAATGCCCTCTGCATGTCCTGCTGCACAAGAAGCATTATTTCATGATTCCGATGGACCGCTTCAGGCCCTGTCTCATGATGTTCCAGGCATAGATATACCTTGAATCCCTGTGCTTCTGATATAGGCCGGTTCGGGCCTCCGTATACATGATGCTCATGGATGACCGCATGCTTCCTGTAGTCTCCATGCAGGCGCATGCAGAGATAACAGCATCCGTCTTTTTTCTGCAGAATCGAAGGTGTATGTTTTTTTCGACACCTCGATTTAGCTTTCGGAATCATCATTGCCCAGTTCTCTTTCCAGAAGATAGTCACCGATCGCCTCTACATCGTCATCTATGGCGGGCGGCGTGTCATTCGTCCTGATCGAAAGAGCCATGACGTTGTTGTACCAGAAAAACTTATTTTCTCTCGGCCCTTTTACCGGACCGGTAATGGATGTATGGCCTGCCTTCCTGTCTATCTGGCTTGCATCCACGCTCTGAAGCGCAGGCTCGTAAATGCTGCCGACACTATTGTCGGCACCAACCATCATCCGGAATGGTATTCCGCAACCTATAATGATGACATTCGTTGGGATCACCTTCGTCTCAGCCTTCATTGCTCTATCCATCAGATCCAGACTGGAGCATCCCACTTCTTGCTGGATGCTGTCTGATGTGCAGAGAACTTCTTCCCCGATCTCCGGAATGTATCCCGTCACTTTGATGATGGATCCAAGATATTCCTTTGGTATCTCTTCGTACTTGATCCATACAGCCCAGTAACCTCCTGATATGCCTATGGCTTCATCATCTCTCTGGATATGGAGTCCGTACTTGTTCCAGGCTGTTTTCAGCATTCTTTCAAAAACACTAGCTTTTATAAACATTCAACACCTCATCACTGTATACAGCCGGTATGGATGGCCGTTCACGCAGCTCTCTCCCTCCCGGACTGATCCTTTGTCCAGGTAATAACCTTTTGGAACAAATGGCTTTTCCTGGAACGTCTTTCGTTTCATGACCTCCCGGATCACTTTCGGTTCCAGGAGGCCTCTTGCGTGCGAAAAGTAGGATTTCTCATCCTGTTTTGATTTTGGCAGCTTTGCCAGATACTCCGCCAGCTTCCCGAAAGTCTCCGGCTGACGCATCAGCTCCGTTGACCTGCCGCCATGTTTCCAATACTCTGCTATGATCCGGTCCCCATCCCGGACACGGTTCAGAACCAGATGGAAGTGTATGCCACCACGGGAACCCCGTTCACCTACTACAAGCCACTTGCATGGGACGCCCTGGCTCTTGTAGTAGGCTCTGACTTTCTTCATGAACGCCTGAAAATCCTTCTTCGCCTCTTCCAGCGTTTCCGGTCTCTCTCCCGTTCTGTATGTCAGGGTGGTGAAATAGTCATACTGCTGGAAGTTCATCAGGAGCAGATGACGGATGTGTGATATTTTTTTCCACCTGTTCTGCCGTGCTACCTGTTCGGAGGTGGCCTTGCTTTTCTTACCTCTTCTTTCTCCCGGAGCACCATATCGGCCAGTGTGCTTTTCATGGATCTCGATCCGGTCCGGAAGCATTGTCTTTTCACGAACATACATTATTTCATCCAGACGTAAGTTTAATACGCTTATCGAGTTGATTAAGAGGGCCGCAGCCCTCGCATTTCATTGACAGTAATCCGCCCGGATGCTATATTTAAATTGCTGATCATCATAGCCTCCGGGCTTGGCTTGCGCATATACGTAAATGCGCAAGCCTTTTATTTTAGTCCGTACTGGCGGCAAAACTTGTCCCAGAGGATCATTTCCCTCTCGTCTCTTCTTTTGATCTCCGTCAGCTCTATGCACTTCTGCACCATGCTCTCCGGGAACAGTCCGTCCACTTGCGGATCCTGCTGCCTGCTGCCGAATAGTTTTGTTTTCTGGTCCTCCGGCAGTTCAAGGAAAACCGCAACAGTCAAAGCTGTCTTATATATATGAAGGGCCTGGCTGTAATCCTTCCTTCTGAAGTATTCCATGAAGTGCTCCGGCATTGCTGCCAATTTGTCCTGTGCCTGTTTGATCGTCATCTGTACATAATGCGTACACGGGATCCCTCGGTCGCTTTCTGTGCACCACTTTTCGATGATGCATGTACAGCAGACTCCTTCCGGCCACCAATTTCCCATGTCCTACGCCTCTCCCTCTCTTCTATCAGGTCCTGGCAGATCCCCAAATAGAAGTTATAAATCATGTACCCGAAGATGCTCCCGCCGATCAGGGCCATCTTCGGACCCAGCAGGCATATCCATGCGAACTCTGCAAACACCAGGCCGTACCCGATACCGATCAGCGCTGCCGCAAACTTCCTCGACAGCCATATGTTTTTTCTTCTGTTCCTTCTTTTGATTTTCCGAATCATAAAATACCTGCCTTTTCTTCGTCCGGGATTTTCAGTATGTCCAGGATCCTCTTCAGCTCTCCGAAGGTGAATGTCTCCGGATGCTTATATCTATAGTAGAAAGTGTTCTGATTGACGCCTGCTGCCAGCGCCAGATCTTTCTTGTTGCTGATTCCCCGTCTCGCCATTCCGGAGTCTATGGTCATCCGGAGAATATCGTTCCGCTTATCGCGTCCCAGGTTAACTCTTGGCATCTTATCGCCTCCTCATCATCGCTCCGTGGTATAATATTCAAAAACGGAGGTGTTCTATGCTTACTCATCAGACAAATGCAGTCCTCAAAGGTGTTCGTAAATATGCATCTTCATCCGGTGATGTTTTCAATTTCCTGTGGAATACCACATACATCTGCCTGCAGTCCGATATTGACAAGGTGTATGACTACAGTAAGTATGAAAAAGAGATATACCAGATAATCGATTATCTCGATTCGGAGGGTTATGTGAAAATTATTCATGATCACTCTTTCACCATCACATACCGCGGTTTCCACCCATATCAGATGAGCCTCAAAAAACTTATAAACTTTCTTCTTCGCAGCATTGTCACACCTATATTTGTTTCTGCTATCACGGCCATTCTTACTATCTATATATCAAAACTGTTATGATGGCCGTTATCATGCTGACAAAGACTATCCATATGAAATGGATTAACTCATTGTCAAACTCTTCAGTTTTATCCTTTTTCTTTTTCAATACTGTTACCCTCCAAACATTCTAAGAAGGCTCATCACTATAGCTGCTACAGATAAAAAAATGGAAATGAAAAATGTCGTATCCCCTGAAGACATAATGTCCTCAATAACATCAAGAACTTCTCTAAGTTTTCTTTTCATTTTTTCATTCTCCTTTACTCTGCAAGGACCATTCTTCTGATATGGCGGAAACATTCTCCTGGGCGCTGAACAAAGATGTTTACATAGATCTCTGCTCCGTTCACTATCGTTTCCGCCTTTACGGTAAAAAGATGGGCCTTCTCGATCATTACCTCAGCGGTAAGAAATTTATTCTGAATGCCTACGGCTGCTGTTTCAAAAAGGCCAAGAATGATGTTTTTCATGTCATGAGATGTGATATGTTCTCTTTCCATCTCCCATACTTCCAGCAGATCCTGCTTCTTTGTTTCGTGGTTAGAAAACCAAACTGTATACTTTTTCATATCGGCACCTCTAAAATACCTTTGTGCAATTTCCCGAATTTTATAAAGCAGGCATTGAGCCGGCGTGATTTACAATCACGTTTTTGCGTAAAAAAATATTATTCCTCTTCTGATCGTCAAAATGAAGAATCTCTGATAGTTTCACAATTTCGCTCGCAGTGCACTCTGACCCGTTCAGTATCGCATATATCCGATTTCTGCTGCATCCCATTTTTGCGGCTATATGGGTGATTGAAATACCGCTTTCCTTGATTTCTCTCGTTAAAGCTTCGCCATCTGTCATTCGCACACCTCCTTTCTAATATGTGATTAACATCACATGGCAATATTAACATCACTATTGTTAATTGTCAAGCTCATATTTGTTGATTAATAAATGCATTCGTGATATTATGGCAACATCAAGAGATGAAGGGAGTGATGAAATGCTAGAGTTATACCAAAACATAAAAAGATTACGGCTAGAACATAACTGGTCGCAAGA